CCCGGAGTTTTTCTAATGCATTCTAAAAGATGGCCCCAAAATCTCCAGGAGATGACGGATCTCGTTAAGGCTGCCGGGTATAAAAGATACTCCGGTGACAAAACGACCCTTGCCCATCTGGCAGGCGTGCGAGCTGACGCCATATCCAGATTCGGCAGGTTGAACAAGCCCGTTTTCACCAAAGCCATGGATCACGTCGCCAAATATCTTCCGTCCGGACTAGGCGTCTGGAGCGTTGAGGAAGCGATCCGTAACCTCACCACCGTCTCCACATCACCTGGTGAGTGCTACACAGGACGTTATGCCACCAAAGCAGAAGTCCCGATCCAAGAAGTTGACATAGTAACAGACCTCCTAGCAGGAGGTGTACCCCTCAGAAATGTGGGACTGTTCACGCGCACGGCCTTTAAAAGCGTAGTTGCTAAAGAGACCAAAAGCCGTGTCATCTGCATACCTCCCTTCGGTATGGTTGTCCAAGAGAAGAGATTCGCTGGCCCACTAACCGAAGCTATGGCAGAGAGGTGTATGGTGAATGACAATCCGTTCGGGACAGGGTTCGCGTGGTTTACCAGCCACCCGGTTATTCTTCTAGCGAAGTTTCAACACCGCAACCCCCTGTCCTTGGACTTCAGCAAGTTTGACATCACTGTCCAGCCCTACATGATCTGCGAAGCCATGAGGGTGGTCAAGAAATGTTTCAACCTATCGGGCTACGATTCACAGATCTTCGACTCCTTGGTCTACGAAGCATGCCATCCCGTCACTACCAACGGGCACCAACCAGGCATCATATCCGGATCGGCATTCACGCATATACTCGGCAGCCTTATCTCTGCCGCTGCAATAGCGTATGCCTACATGATCAACGACCTTGAACCGCCACTATCACAGACGTACGGAGACGACGCCATCGTGGCAGACGGTGACTTGGCCATGATCACCGACACTCTCGCCGAGCACTCGCCCCTTATCATATCTGCTGAGAAGTCAGTTTATGGAATAGAGTGGCTCGGGCTCCGTCGTGAGGGCAGAGTGTGGGAACCCTTGGACCCAGAAAGACGTATGGCTCAGCTGTGTTTCCCGGCACGGCGTGACACATGCGTAGATGACGTCATCCAACGCTTTCAATGCGGCGTCATCATGGGCGGCAACGGCGCATTTTCAAACATGCTTCTTGACGTGCTGCAAACCAACGACTGGCTAGACACCAACCTCAAGCCTGGCTCTTGGTTCGAGCTTCAAGCATTCAAGGCATACAACGTCGGACACATCACGAACGTAGACCGCAAGCTCAAAGCCTACTGGTGAAGGCAAGACAATACCCGCAGTGCAATGGCACATAACACCCCGTAAGACGCTTCGGCGCTGGCTAGACACCAACCTCAAGCCTGGCTCTTGGTTCGAGCTTCAAGCATTCAAGGCAT